GCCATAGACCGCGGCCTCCAGCGCGCGCCCAAGGCCAAGCAGCCGTGGTTCACATGGCGCGGGTGGGGCGGTGGCCCCGGCACGCTGGAGAAAGTGCTCGACCTCGACAACGGCTTCTTCGGAACGCTCAACGGGATTGACGACCTGGAGCAGCTAGTCGGGCGCACCTTTGACATCGGCGCCTACCTCTCGACCTCAACCCGTTTCTCCACGGCGGGGAGCAGCGGGTTCTCAAGCATGGTGCCGGTCGGGGCGGCGGGCCATATGCGCGTGGTGGCCCGCGTGCGGAACCCCAAGGGCGCCCGGCTGGCCAACGTCAAGCCGATCAGCAGGCACGCATTGGAGGAAGAGGTCCTGGTGGCCCGCGGGCTGACCTACCGCATCGTCGGCTTCACGGTGGCCAAGGGGCCGCGCAACAGGAGCGACGTCATAGGCACCGTCAAGCGGCAGCACAAGTGGCTTCGGCGGGACGACGTGCTGGCCAACGAAGCGTCCTTCACCGACCAGAACCACCTGATTATTGAGCTGGAGGTCGTCGGCTAATCCTGATCGCTCACCCGCTGTTCCTAGAGCGCCCGGCACAGCGAAATCGCCCACGAGCAGCTAGAATACGGGCCTATGGCAAGCCGTGACGACTACTGGACGCAAGGCGAGGGCCGGGCGCTACCAACCACATCCGAGGACCTAGGGCGCGCGATGGACGCCGCCCAAGGCCCGGCCGACTACACCCGCGTTGCCGCAGGCGCCAATGCCATGCTCCAGGCCGACCGCTTCCAGACGCTCGACGCCCGCCAGGACGTCACCAACATGAACCTGTGGGCCATCGCCCGCCTCAAGGAGCTGGTGGAAGCAGGCAACCTCGGGCCAGCCGACGCGCTGGAGCTGGCCGTCAAGCGGGCGCGTGAGCGCGGCATCCTCTAGCAGCTAGTCGTAAACGCCTAGGCGATGGTCTATGCTCATGGACCATCGCTAGCTATTCCGCTATAGACGCAAGGCGCGGCGAGGCTATCGCGTTAGTAGAGGGCGGCGCCACCATCACGGAGGCGGCTCGCAAGCTCGGCGTCCCCCGTACCACGCTGATCTACGCGCTGCGTCGGTGGGAGGACGAGGCCGCCGCCGACCAGGACGCCCCGCCGCAGCCCGCGGACCGCGTTCGCCAGCTGCCGGTAACCGACCTCGCGGAGCTTGTGGCGGCCCTCGGAGTCGAGAGAGGGGCCACGGCCCTCGGGGTGAGTGCGAGCACCCTTAGAAGCGTGCTGAAGGAGCGAGAGGTATCAACCCACGCCCCGCAGCGCCAGCGCATGGAGCGCCGAATCCGCGAGCTAGAGGCCGAGGCCGCCCATGTGCGCGAGCTGGCAGGCCAGATCGAGGCCGCCGCCGCCGCCATCGGGCCGCTCGACGTTCCCAAGGTGTCCGTCACGCTGGCCAACGCGCCGATCAACGCTACGCCGGTGGACGTCGTCCTCCATGTGAGCGACCTCCAGTACGGCGAGCGGGTCGAGCCGGAGGAAGTAACCGGGGGCCGGTACGACCCCGATGTGTTCCGCCAGGAGCGCCTGCCCCGGTGGGAGGAAGCCGCGCTGGCCGTGCTGGAGGGCGCAGCCGCGCAGCACAGCCTGGACACCCTGTGGCTAGTGCAGGGCGGCGACTTCGTAGAGGGAGAGGACGTATTCAAGGGCCAGCACTGGCACCTTGCGATGGACTGCGGCCAGCAGATCGCCACGCTGGCGCCGCTGTGGGCGGCCACGCTGGCGCGCATCGCCGAGGCCGCCTATGAGCTAGGCGCCCGGCAGGTGATCGTGGTGAGCGTGGTGGGCAACCATGGGGTCCACGGCGGGCGCAAGGCGGGCGCGGTGCCTGCCAGCCTCAACTACGACTACCTCACCTACCTGATGGTCGGCGCCCTGCTGCCCGATGGCCTGGAGGTCGAGTACCACGCCGGTCCAACCAAGAGCATCTACTTCCGCCCGCAGGGCTGGCTGTGGCTCGCAACCCATGGCGACCAGGACCGCGGCGGCGGGCTGGTGGGCGTGCCGGTGGTGACCGGCTCGCGTAACGACCTCACGCTGCGCGTCCAGACCGGGATGCACCACAACGTCCACCTTGTGGGGCACTTCCACCGGCCGACACAGGTGACCATCGGCGGCGCCGACAAGAAGCTGTGGAACGGCGACTGGTGCGGCGCCAACAACCTTTCCACCGGGCGGGGCGGCGGCAGCCTGCCAACGCAGCGGGCCTTCGTGGTCCATCCCAAGTGGGGCCTCATACAAACGTGGGACCTCTACCTGACGGCCCACGGCGGGACTGGCGCCGAGGTCATCGAGCCGACCCCTCTCCCTAGTCAGTAACGACCATCAACAGACGCGGAGGCGCCTGATACCATGACTGACGAGCAGATCGCTGACGACGCCCTGGAGGCGGAAAGCAGCAGGCCCTCGGAGGCCGATCCCGTTGTGGGCGACCAGGACGGGGATACGCCTGACGGCCCGGCGCCGGATGAGCAGCAGGACGACTCACGCTACCGGAAGCTGAACCGCGAGAACGCCGCCCTTCGTAAGCGCATGAAGGAGGCCGAGGCCAAGCTCAAGGAGCGCGAGGAAGCCGATCTTTCCGAGCAGGAGAAGGCGAACCGCCGCATGATCGACCTCCAGGCCGAGCTAGAGCAGACCCGCAGCCGGGTCAAGGAAACCGCCCTCCGCGCCACCGTGGCGCAGGAGGCAAGCAAGCTCGGAATCGTGGACGCCGAGGCGGCCTCCCTGCTTCTCAACCACGACGCCCTGGAGTGGGACGACGAGGCCGGTAAGTGGCTCGGCGTCCCCGAGGCGATGCACGACCTCACCCTGGAACGGCCGTGGCTTGTCCAGAGCGCCACCCCGGCGCAGGACGCTAACCCCGCAAACCCGGCTCGGCGCCGCAACCGCGTGACCCGCGAGGCGCTGGCCAGCATGACGCAGGCCGAGATTGACGCCCTTCCGTGGGAGGACGTCCAGGCCGCGCTCGCACAGAGCTAGGAGTAAAGCCTCATGGCAGTCACGAACTTCATCCCCGCGGTTTGGTCGCGGGCGCTTCTCGAGAACCTTCATACCTCGCTGGTGTTCGGCCAGCCTGGAGTCGTGAACCGCGACTACGAGGGCGAGATCGCTGGAGCTGGCTCCAGCGTCAAGATCAACAGCATCGGCGCGATCACGGTGTCCGACTACACCACGAACACCGACATGAGCGCGCCCGAGACGCTTTCGTCCTCGCAGGTCGTGCTGAACATCGACCAGCAGCGTTCATTCAGCTTCCAGCTGGACGACGTGGACAACGCGCAGACGCAGCCGAAGCTGATGGAAGCTGCCATGCGTGAGTCGGCCTACGCGCTGGCCAAGGACCTGGACACCTACCTCGCAGGTCTCCACGCTTCGGCGGGCATCACGTCGGGCTTCGGCGACAACTCTACGCCCATCGTGCCGACCGCCAGCACCGCGTATGAGTACCTTGCCGACGCCTACACGGCGCTGGACGAGGCCGACTGCCCCGGCGATGGCCGTTGGGTGATCGTGCCGCCGTGGTTCCACGGCCTGCTCCGCAAGGACGACCGCTTCGTGTCCTACGGCACCCAGGACAACCGCGGCGCGCTCCAGAACGGGATGATCGGTCAGGCTGCCGGGCTGAACGTGCTGGTGTCCAACAACGTGGTGAACACCGCTGGCGCCAAGTACAAGATCATGTTCGGGCACTCGATGGCCTGGACCATGGCCATGCAGCTGGAGAAGGTCGAGGCTTACCGGATGGAGCTCCGGTTCGCCGACGCCGTGAAGGGCCTCAACGTCTATGGGGCCAAGGTTGTCCGGTCGGGCATCCTCGGCACCATGACCGCGGACAAGGCGTAGGAACCACCTAGGCGGGGGGGAGGGGGCCTAGCTCTCTCCCCCCGCTAGGGGCACTTCATGGCCGCCCGCGCTTCCCTCTCAACCATCATCACCAAGGTCCGCGCCATGGTGGACGACGCTGCCAGCGCCGTGTTCACCGACGACCAGCTGCAGGACGCGCTCGACCGCCGCCGCGACGAAGCGCGCTACGTCATCCTCAAGCAGCTGCCGACCATCACGCCCGACCCCGGCGCGGGCGCCACCACCACCTACCTCACCTTCGACGCCCCTGTGGGTGACTGGGAGAGCGTGGAGCTGGTGGACTCGGGCTACAACGTCATCACCCCCGACACGGCCGACCTGGACGCCGGGCGCTGGACGTTCGCCGCCGAGCCGGACCTGCCGGTGATGCTCACCGGCTACACCCACGATCTTTACGGGGCGGCGGGCGACCTGCTGCTCCAGCGCGCCAGCCTGGAGGCGGGAGCCTTCGACGTGACGGCCGACGGCGTGAGCCTCAAGAGGTCGCAGAAGCAGGCGCAGCTGGAGGCCCGCGCCTACGCCTATCTCGCCAAGGCGCGAACCAGGACCACCAACCTTGTGCGAACCGACGAGACGCGCCGCGAGGACCGCTACCCGAGCATCGTCCATAACCCATGGCGGGAGGACTCATGGCCCTCATGACCGCCGCCGAGACGGCCGCGCTGGCCGCTGACGTTGCCGAGGTCCAGCCTGACACGGCCGCCGTTCGCCGTGCCACCGCCGCAAGCGATGGCATGGGCGGCATCACCAACACCTGGAGCACCGTGGCCAGCGTGAGCTGCCGCGTGACGCCCGCCGACAAGGAGCAGGCCGAGCAGCTGGCCGGTGGCGCCTTGCGCGACGGGATGGTGTGGAAGGTGTCTATGCCAGCCGGAACCGACGTGCGGCTGCGCGACCGGCTCCAGGTGGGCGCCACCACTTACGCAGTCGAGGCCGTGCGCTCCGCCAGGAGCGTTGAAGTCGAGACCGTGGCCTACGTCAGCAAGGCGGTCGGCTAGTGCCCGTCCACTACTCCAGCAACACCAAGCTCACCGCCAAGCTGGTGGAGCAGGGCGCCATGCGGCTTGTCGCCAAGACGGCCTTCAACATCCTGGCCTACTCCCGGTCAAACCACGCTTACACCGTCCAGACGGGCACGCTCAAGAACAGCGGCTTCGTGGACGTGCAGGACGACCGCGCCGTGATCGGCTACTCGGCCGACTACGCCTACTTCGTGGAGGGCGGCACCCGCAAGATGGCGCCCAAGCCGTTCCTGCTCCCGGCCTTTGAGCGGCACAAGCCAATCTTCATGGCCGAGCTGAAGGCAATGGTGAACGCCGTATGAGCGCCGAGCTGGAGAAGGCCATCTACTCGACGCTGTCCGAGGACAGCGAGCTTGCAACGCTGGCGCCGGGCGGTGTGTGGCGCGCGGTGGCCAGCCCCGACGTAGAAGGCACCGTGGTCGTGTTCTCGCTGGCCGCCAGCACCGACACCTACGCGCTCGCGGAGAGGGCCTTCACGGACTCCGTTTACCAAATCAAGGCCATCACCCCTGGAGCGTCGGCCGTGCCCGCCTGGAGCGCGTCAGAGCGTGTGGAGGCCCTTCTCACCGACCAACCCCTGACGCTGGAGTCGGGTTCGGTAATGAGCTGCCGCCGTGAGACGACCATCACCATTACGGAGGACGACGGCGGGGAGCAGTACCAGCACGCCGGGGGCCTCTACCGGATCTACACCCAGGAGTAGCGCGATGGAAAGCAAGACCAAGACCAAGGCCAAGAAGGCCAAGAGCGACCCCCGCCGCGCCTACGTGGTGAAGGTCGCACTCAAGTACCCGACCACCAGCGGCGAGGTCCAGGCCGAGCCGGGCGACGTGGTCACGGAGCTTCCCGCCAGGAGCGTTCCGTGGCTGCTCGCGGAGGGCTACATCGCCCCGGCTGATAAGGAGGCCGCTGATGCCTAGCTTCACCCACGGGAAGGCCGTCACCGTCCTGATGGATGGCTACGACCTGTCCAGCTACTTCTCAAGCGCGACCAGCTCGGGCACCGCCGACACCGCCGAGGTCACGACCTTCGGCGCCAGCGCCAAGTCCTACATCCCCGGCCAGAAGGACGCCACCGTCAGCGTCGAGGGCTACTACTCGGGCGTTGCCGAGGGCGTGGACGACTACCTCCAGGGCGTGATCGCCGGTGAGGGAGTGTGGAGCATCGTGATCGCCGACGCGCTGGCCGCCCGCGGCTACGGCGCCAAGGTCGTGGATACCTCATACGAAATCGGCGCCGAGGTCGGCGGGGCTGTCTCCGTCAGCGCCGAGGGCCAGTCCACCACCGGCCAGGAGGGCGTCGTGGTGCTGGCGCCGCTGGCCGCCGCCACCGCCACCGGGACCGGGACGCAGGTGGACAACACCGACTCAACCGCGAACGGCGCCGCGTGCTACCTGCACGTCACCGCCGCCAGCGGCACCACCCCAACCCTGGACGTTGTCGTGGAGCACTCCGCGGACGCCTCCACATGGGTAACGCTCGCCACCTTCGCGCAGGTCGCGGCGGGTGGTAACGCGGAGCGCGTGGCCGTCACTGGCACCGTGAACCGCTACCTCCGAGCTTCGTGGACGATCAGCGGCACGTCCCCGTCGTTCACATTCCACGTTTCCGCCGCACGACTGTAAGGAGTCACCAGGATGCCGACTTTCACCCATGGCAAGGACGCCGTGTTCAAGGCCGACGACTCGGGCGGCACGCTCCGCGACCTTTCATCGGTCGTGAACAGCGCCTCCCTCTCGCGCTCGGCCGAGACCGCCGAGGTCACCGCGCTCGGCGATGGCAGCAAGGCGTACATCGCGGGCCTCAAGGACGCCACCATCTCCGTGGAGGGTATGGCCGACGTGACCACGTCGGGCTACCTGGACGGGATTCTCGGCGCCGTCACCGACTGGGAGCTGTACCCGCAGGGCGAGGGGTCGGGTTCGGTCAAGTATTCGGGTCAGGCCATCCTGAGAAGCCTGGAGACTGGCGCGGAGGTCGGCGGGGCCGTCACCGTGTCGGGTGAGTTCCAGGTCACCGGCGACGTTACGCGGGCGACGGTCTAGCTGTGGCTCGACTGAACATCGACCAGATCGTTGAGGCAAAGGACCTCGCGGAGTCCGAGATCGAGGTCAAGGAGTGGGGCGGGAGCGTCCTGGTTCGGGGTCTCGGATACGGGGAGTGGGTAGATGTTCGGGACGCAAGCGTGGTCGGCGGGCAGCATGACGAGACGCTGTTCACTCGGAAGCTGCTCGCCGCCGCGCTGGTGGACCCGGTCGTAAACGAGGAGCAGGCCACCCTGCTTCTCGGCAAGAACCTGACCGCTATTGACCGCGTCGTGGACGAGATCATGACGCTCTCGGGCGTGAAGCCGGGCGCCGTCCAGGCGGCCGAGGCCACCTTTCCGGGATAGCGCAGAGCAAGTGTTCGCCTTCCGACTGGCCCGCGACCTCCACATGACGCACGACGAGCTGCGCCGCAAGGTGAGCGCGTCAGAATTCATCAAGTGGATGGCCTTCTATTCCTACGAGGCCAAGATGGAGGCCGAGGCCGAGCGCAAGGCAAGGAAGCGCCGTGCCTGAAATCGCCAACCTCTACGCGACCGTTGGGGTAGATACCAGCCGGTTCCAGGCGGGCATGGCGGGCGTGGACGCGCGGATGCGCACCACCACGTCCTCCATGCGGGCGATGGAGTCCACTACCTCCAGGTTCGGGGGGATGCTCAAGAGCGTCGGCCGTGCGGCCGCCATGGGCGCGGGCTTCGGCCTGTCGCTTGCGGCGGCCGAGGCCGTGCGCTCGGCGGCCAGCTTTGAGACGAGCATGGCCAAGATCGTGGGGCTGGTGGGCGTCAGCCGCAGTCAGGTCGCCAGCATGGGGCCGCAGGTCAAGGCCATGGCCAAGGACTTTGGCAAGAGCGGCACCGAGGCCGCGGATGCGCTGTTCTTCATCACGTCGGCGGGCCTGCGCGGCAAGGCCGCTACCGACGTCCTCAACGCTTCGCTGAAGGCCAGCGCCATTGGACTCGGCGATGTGGCGACCATCGCCGACCTCGCCACCAGCGCAACCAACGCCTACGGCTCGGCCAACCTCCCGGCAACAAAGGCCACGGATGTTCTTACTGCGGCCGTGCGAGAGGGGAAGCTGGAGGCCGGGGAGCTGGCGGGGTCCATGGGCAAGGTGCTGCCGATAGCGTCGGCCATGGGCGTCAGCTTCGATCAGGTCGGCGCCACGTTCGCCGCGCTCTCTCGCACCGGCACCAACGCCGCCGAGGCCGCCACGCAGATCAGGGGCATCCTGTCCAAGCTGCTACGGCCTACCAAGATGGCGAACGACACCCTTGCGGAGTACGGGCTGTCGGCCGAGGCGCTTAGGAAGCAGGTCAAGGAGAAGGGCCTGTTGTCGGTCCTCCAGACCCTTACCAATACCTTCGGCGATAACGAGGAAGCGCAGGCCGCGGTGTTCGGCGACATTCGCGCGCTGTCGGGCGTCATGGACCTGATGGGCAAGAACACCGCCACTACCCGCAAGATTTTTGAGTCCATGAAGGACACCACCGGCGCGACCGATAAGGCGTTCCAAGAGATTGAGCAGACGGCCGGGTTCAAGATGCAGAAGGCGCTGGCCAGGACGCGCGCCGCCATGCTGGAGCTAGGAGAAGCCGTCCTGCCCGCGGTCGCCGGTATCGCTACGGCGTTCGGCGGGCTGGTGAGCGCGCTGTCGCCTTTGACGAGCGCGTTCCAGGCCGTGATGGCGGGCATCGGCAAGGTCGCCAGCGTCGTGCAGAACAGCGCCGTGGCGATGACCGTCCTCAAGAGCGCGGTGGTCGGTCTGGTGAGCATCAAGCTCGCCCAATGGGCGATGAAGGGCGCCGCCGCGCTGCGCTCCCTCACCATCGTCACGGCCGTCAGCTCGGCCATGACCGGCATGGGCACCGCCCTGCGCGTGGCAACGACCGGGTTCCAGGGCGTGAGCGCGGCAAGCGTCGGGCTGGCACCTGGGATGACCGCCGCCGCCGCGGGCATGGGGCGGTTCAGCATGGCAAGCAGGGTGGCCGGGCGCTCCCTCGCCACGCTCGGCCGCGGGCTGGTGAGCGCCGTGGGCGGCTGGCCCATGCTGATCGTCGGGGCGACGGCCGCGATTGCTACCGCTATCGGCGGCGACCTCATCGCCAGCTTCCGCGGTGGCGCCAGCGCCGCCGACCTCTACGCCGCCGCGCAGCGCCGGGCGGCCGATGCCACGCGGGCGCTCGCCAGCGCAAACAGCGCCATGGTGTCGAGCGTGTCGGCCGTCGCGCAGGCGGAGAGCATGGAGAGCGCCGCCAAGGTCCGAGCTGCGGCGGCCACGCGCGCCAAGAACGAGGCCCTGCGCGCCCATGGCCGCGACTCCGCGCAGTACCGCGCCGCCAGCAAGGCCGCCAAGGACGCGGACGTTGAGCTGGCTTCGGCCATGGCGGGGACTGACAGCGCCCGCCAGCAAAGCACCGAGGCCATCAAGAAGCAGGTCCAGGCCACCGTCACCAGCGGGCAGAGCTTCCGCCAGGAGCTAGACGCCCACCGCCGCACGGTCGCGGGCTTTCCACCGCTGATCGAGAAGTCCAGCACCGCGTATCAGGCGTGGGCCGTGGTGGCCAACAACGCCGACAAGAGCTTCATGCGGAGCAACGAGACGGTCAAGGACTCGCAGAAGCAGGCCGCCCGGCAGGCCACGCAGCTAAGCAAGCTAGGACCGGAGTACGCGGACGCGGCCAAGGCCGCCGACCGGCTGGCCAAGGCCAAGACCCCCGAGGGCTACAGCAAGGCGCTGTCGGACCTCACCACCGCGCTCGGCGGCACGGCCGACGAGGCGGCCAAGGCCGCGGGCGAGGTGGACAGCAAGATCGCGGGCATGGCGGGCGGGCCTACCAAGATCGCCGCGGTCGAGGGCGAGGTTGCCGCGGGCCTCCAGAGAATCCTCGACAACACCGTGACCAAGGTCGGCGAAATCAACGCCGCCGCCCGCAAGATGATGGACCGCTCCAGCCCGGTCGTGGCCGACACCATCGCCGCCAGCCTGGACAACATCGCCGCCATGACAGATGCCAAGCTCGCCAAGATGGAGGCGGGCGTGGCCGGGCGCGCTGGCTCCATCAACGCCGCGATGCGCCGCAGCATCGACCCGCAGAGCCTGATCGGAAGCTTCTCGGCGCCGCCAGGACTCCGCGACCTGACGCAGCAGCTCCACGACCTCGGGGTGGAGGTCGTCGCCATCGAGGCCCGCCGCGGAAAGAAGCTGGTCACCGTGGACGGGATGAGCGAGGCGATCAACCTGTCGCGCCAGCTGGAGCTGAACCTCGCGCGGCTCAACCGCGAGCAGGCCAAGGAGAAGCCCGACAAGACGCGCGTCAAGAACCTGAAGGCCAGAATCTCCAGCCTGCGCGGCCGCGGGCTGGACGTGCAGGCGCAGCTGGCCGAGGTCGTGAAGGGGCGCGAGGGCGTCAGCGGCGCGCTGCGGGCGGCGCTCGACAGCACCAGGAACCGCCTCCAGGCCGAGCTGGACAACAAGTACGGGGACGTTGCGGTGAAGGTCGGCGCCCGCTGGCAGATTCAGCCGGGGCAATTCACGCAGCTGCAGCGGCGCATCGACGGGGAGCTCAAGAAGGTCGAGGAGTCGGCCAAGGCCCGCGGCACCGCCATCGAGCAGGCGCTGCGCGGCAAGCTGGTGGACAAGCTCGACCAGCTCGGGGCCGACTTCGCAGGCAAGGTGCGCGCCCTCCAGGGCCGCGTGAGCGCCCTTACCGCGCTGGAGGACCCGACCAACCTCACCCCGGCCGAGCTTGCGCTGAAGCAGGCCGAGGACGCCGCCACCGCCGAGGACAAGGCGCGGTCCATGAGCGAGGCGCAGGCCGCGCTGTCGAAGGCCGTCAAGGAGAAGGACGCCGAGGCTATCCGCGAGGCGCAGCAGCGCATCGCCGACCTCCAGCGCCAGGACCGCATTGACCAGCTTCGCAAGGAAGCCGAGGCCGAGCGCGCCGAGCGCGACAAGAACAACCAGCAAGAGCGGGAGTCCATCGAGGAAGCCGCTCAAGAGCTACGTGACGCCTCCGAGGCCGCCGCGCAGCAGCGCCGCGACGACATCGCCTCCCAAGGCGAGGCCGACCGGCTGGCGCTCCAGCAGCAGCAGCAGGCCGAGCAGGACCAGCTCAACAACCACATCAACCAGCTGGAGAAGGAGATGGACCGTATCCCGTCCATCCTGTTCCAGAGCAAGAAGCGCCAAGGCGCCGAGCTGGTCCGCATCCGCAATATGTTCAAGGCCAACGGCTCCCACGCGGGCCGCTACTTCGCCAACAACCTTTCCAAGGAGCTGGGAAAGGTGGACGGAAAGATCATCCAAGTCCTGGCGACGAAGGTGCGCGACCTGCTCCAGCTCAACAGCCCCGCCAAGGAAGGCCCTCTCTCCACGATTGACACATGGTGGAAGGCCATGCCCGAGACGCTGGCCAGCGGCGTGGACCCCGGCGACCTGGACGCCGTGGCGCAGTCCATCGCGGCGCCCAAGCTGCGCGGCAGCGCGGCGCGCTCGGGCGGTGGCGCGGTCATCAACGTGAGCATCACCGATCAGACCTTTGCGGGCATGAGCCGCGAGCAGGCCGACCGCGTTGCCCGCGACCTCCAGGCCGCGCTGGACCGTCAGGTGCGGCTGGCGATCTAATGGCGCTGGCCACCTACACCGTGAACGTCGGGTGGGAGGCCACGCCGGGCAACGCCTTCGTGCTGGACGCCTCCAGGCTTGACGGCCCTAGCGTGCTGACGAGCCGGTTCAGCGACCTGCTCGACGTTATTCAATTCGGCATCAGCTCATTCGGCAGCGCCGACGCCTTCGCCGACCAAAGCGAAGCCCTGTTTGTGAGCGTGACAGCCGACGTCAAGAGCGTTGCCACCAGGAGGGGGAGGGGCGACAACCTCGACAGCTTCCAGGCGGGCGAGGCCGTGGTGACGCTGGCCGACCCCGACGGCCTCTACAACCCGCTGAACCCTGACAGCGAGCTTGCGCCGAACGTGGTGCCGGGGCGGCCCATCAAGATCGAGGCCAGCTACGCCGGGGCGAGCTACGGGCTGTTTCGCGGGTTCGTGCGGAGCATCGAGCACGACCCGTCCCCCGGCGTCAAGGAGACAAAGATCACCTGCCAGGACTTGTTCCTCTACCTCTCCCGCGCCAAGCCGACGATCAGCGCGCTTGCCAGCCCGACCACGACCGGCGAAGCAATCGAGGCCGTGCTGAACACGGTCGGATGGGAGAACCCAAACCTCTACGAGCTGGACGAGGGCGACACCTTCACAGAAACGTGGGAGGCCACCGGCCAGGACACCGGACTCGGGCTTATTCAGAAGCTGTTGGAGGCCGAGCGCGGCACCTTCATTCACGGTGCTGACGGGGTCGTGCGCTACCAGGACCGCTACTCGCGCTACCGGCGCTCGACGGTCGCCACCTTTTCGGGCGAGGGCTCCAGCGTGGCGCCCGCTACCGACCTGACGAACGTGCGAAACCGCGCCAGCGTGAAGGCCAACGGCGGCACCGCGCAGGTTGCCGAGGACGAGCTGTCGGTGCAGAACTACGGGCCGTCGGACTTCTCGGCGATTGACTCGCCGTACATCGAGACAGACGCCCAAGCGCAGGCGCTGGCCCAATGGCTTGTCCTCCAGGCGGCCGACCCGCAGCACCCGGAGCG